CGAATCTATCTAAATTGATTGCGTACCTTGAGCGGTTGCAGTGTGAGATTGAGGCGGGCAGGTTATGAGTTCAGACATAAACCGCGTCATTCTAATCGGCAGGCTAACACGCGAACCGGAAACGAAGCAAACAAACAGCGGGCAGAGCTTCACCAAGTTTAGCCTTGCATCAAACCGCGCAATCTACAACCGAGACACGAAAGAAACCAAATATGAAGCGGGCTTTTTCGAGTGCACTTGTTGGGGCAAAGGCGGCGAAGCTATAGCCAAGTACGCAAAGAAAGGCGCGCGCATCTGCGTTGAAGGCTCTCTCAGGTGGTCAAGTTGGGAAGGCAGCGACGGCAAGAAACAATCAAAGACCGAAATCAATGTCGAGTCGTTTCAGTTTCTTGACGCTAAGCCGCAAGGTGAGCAATCGAGCGAGCCACAGGGTGCGGCGACTTTCTGCGGCATGGGCGATGAAGACATACCATTCTGAGGCAATATGAATAACGAAACAAATGACGCTGTAATAGAGCTACCACGAGGCATGAAAATGCGGATAGGCGAACGTATGCAGCTTGAAGAAAATACAATCGAAATTACAAGCGTATTTAATCGCAAAGGCGTCTACTATTACACCTACAAAATTGTGCCGCACGGGAAAACATACGCGCTAATTTGATTGACAGAATGTCGCGACACAGTACAAAACACCAGAGCACTCAAACCCGGCGAGTCATGCCGCCGGGCGCTCCTTCTCTGCTGAGAGAAGAGAAATAATTCAGTAAGGAGCAAACAGTGGACATAAAACCAACAAACGAAAAGATCAAATTTGCCATCTCAGCGCTGCAAGACGCTGCCGAGTCTTTGGCGAGTTTGCAAGAGTCGCTGGAAAAGACGCCTGTCGAGCGTGAGTACAGGGCGGGCGAGTGGGTGCCAAAACTGGGAAGTGAGTATTGGCTTAACGATCATTTAACCAGTGACGGGACTACGTTTTGCAGCAAAAACAGTAACCACCGATTCGATAAGTACCGCATAAAGTCCGGTAACGCTTTCCCCACCGGAGCCATAGCCGAAGCCGCCAAAGCACACGCCGACTGGTGGCGCGAGTTTGACAAAATACGCGATGAAGCGGTGGGCGAAACGGCAAGAGCAGAAATGTATTTAGGGCGCATAACGTATACAATCCCACCATTGCACATCGGGCCAACTTCAGTCGAACGCCTCGGCGGCGAACAGAAGGTCATCGACATGCTAACCCGTGGCCGCGTGTTTCGTTTCAAGTGGGGTGGAGAGTGAACGAATCAGAACAGGTGCAGGCCATAGCTGATAAGGCACCAAAGTGCTTTATTCCGAAACCTATCTTCGGAAATTTACAGCATTTGAACGAAGACACGGGGGACGTAATATACGCGGATAGTCGTGGAAAATTTTTTACCGTTGCGGATGCTGCTCAAATCGCGTTAGATTACGCCGATTTATTGGTTCGCAACCACGCGGGCGACATAGACACGTTTGAGAAAATCCACAAATACAGAAAGCTTTTTTCTGAATGGATGCCTAAAAGGGCGGTGTAAAATGAACGAATCAGAACAGGCGCAGGCCATAGCGGAGATTAAATATCGACATAAAGATACGCAAGAGGGAATCGAAAGTGGACTGATGCGAATCGGCATGCCTACCGCCATTTGTGCTCATAACGATCGCGCCAATTTGCTCGAAATAGTAGACTCCCAAGCGCAGAAGATAGCAGAGCTTTCAGCCCTATTCCAAAAAGCGGGCAACGGGGCGGTTGACTTGGCTATGAAGTGCTCCGAACAGGAAATGACAATAGCAAAGCTGACGGCAGAGAATGAGAAATTGAAAACTAATTATTCAGCCGTGATTGCGACGAACAGGCAGAGGGGTTAATCATGAGCATAGAAAAACACAAAGCCTTTCTCGACTCTCTCGACGGTGATAAGGGATTGACGGAGAAACTATATTCATGGTACTTTGACGACGATTTAGAAATGGTTAAATGCACAATCAATGACGGTAATACAGGCCGCGTGTTAGACTATTTATTTGAAAGAATCCGCCGCGCCGAATCCCGCCAAATCCCCGAACTCAAAGAGAAAGTGAAAGAGCTTGTGCGGGATGCAATGGACGCAACCGACAGATATTGGCATAAACCGAGGGCGGACGATGACAGAGAGATGGAGCAAATCCGCGCCCTTTGCGCCATAGAGGGTAAACCATGAATAACAACGACCTTCGCACATGGCAGAATATAACCGCAGGGCTTTACGAGTGCCGAGAATGCGGCACAGAGTTTAATCTGATAAAGCGAAAACCAAAAGAGCGCCCTATTTGCCATAGATGCGCAGAGGTGAAAAAATGAAAGAGCTATACGCAGAAACAAACCCAGACGCAAACGATGACACCGAAGAGCGCAAAGAAATGTATGTCCGGCAGTCGCATCTATTCCATGAACTAATTGAGAAATGGGTGCGCGTTAAGATGCCTGAGAGCAACATCATCGGGTTAAATGGGGGCGGGGATTTTCAAGTCGCTGTGTTGCTGAACGACTCAACAGAACTTCGCGCCCCGCTCAAATACGACCGCAAGAAAAATCTGTGCGCAGATGACGAGAGCAACAGAAAAGCAATCGCTGAATGGCTGAGAGAATGCTTTAAGACGGGGCAAACTTGGGAAATTAAGAATTTCGAGATATTGCCCGATGAATCTTTTATCGTTCACGATGTGGAGGTAAAGCCATGAGCCTTTTAACCAAAGAGCAGCAGAAAGACATTGCAGACATTCGCGAGATTAACCGATTGCGGCATGACTTAGCGACAGGCGGTGAGGCCACAAAAGACGTTGGTAAACTGCTGTCTATCATCGACGACCTACAATCCCGCCACATCGAGCGCAAGCAGTACACAGAGCAAGAGCTGCGAGATTTGTATTTCAGCACCCACCGCATCGACCCATTTATGAGCACTTGGCATTCTAATCGCTACAGTGGGTGGCGTGAATGTTTGACAACTATCGGCGCACTAAAGGCGGAGCCATGAAAGACAGCACATCAAAAACCCTTATGTCAATTCTCGCAGCCATCCTGTTCTTTTGGGCCTTGACCTTCGCCCGTGTGCCGTATACCTGTAGGCCCATCACCCCGCCCGAAGAATGCGAAACCGGAGCTTATGAGATATGGTTTTTTGAGCATGAAAACGCGCGCAGGCCTCATGGGATAGTCGATGCGCACTGTGTCTACAAGGCCGACGGGCGATTGATTGCAGAGACTCTTAGACTGACTACCTACGACCAAAGCGGCGAAATTCGGCACGTTGAATGGTTTGAGAGTCAAGAGTTCCCTGATTCTCATGCTGAGGTGTGCCAAGTCAAATAGACTTGACGGCGCGTCATTTACAAGAGAGGTAAACAAGTGAGCATAACATACCACAGGGCGATGAAAGACCGCACGAAAAAAGAGATTGCGCAAATGAAAATGAACACGCTCGGCAAGTACATCCAAGAACTTTCTTCAAAACTAAAAGATAATGGCGAAAAGCTTGACGAGCAAAGCCGGCATAATCGGATTTTGCGGCGTGTTCTTTGGGCGTCGTTAGCTTTCATCGCATTAGAGCTTGCCGTAATTATAGGGGTAATGAAATGAAACAAGACCGCATCCAATACTTTGAGAAGATACTCGCAAAGCCTGTGCCTGAACCGTTCAAAGCATGGTTGACAGAGCTTTTTGAAGCAGCAAAAGGCGACGCAAAGCCGCAGAAACAGAGCTACCAGCGAAAAGCCCTTGTAATCGGTACGCCTGAAAACACAGACGCATGAAGCTTGCCGCCCTTGCACTCTTGGCCCTGACTTCATGCGCTCAGCTAGAAGAACAAGCCAAAGCGCCCGCCATCGTCAAAGGTGCCTGTGCCTATTCATGGAGCCTTGGCGGTACGTGGGTTACATGGTGCTACCAAAACGACACACAGATAGGATGCGACGCCCGCGAGACCGCCACGGCTTTCACTGTGTATTTCAGCGGCAAGACATGCCACGAGGCCGGCTACCCTCTGAGGTGCGCGTCAGGGGCGTATAAAAACAGCGCCTGTGCGTGGTACGAATGAAAGTATTACAAGACGTCGAAGTCACCTTTGACCCAAAAGACAGGGCGCATGACTTATTGCGCTTTTGGAAAGCCGACATATGTTTCGAGAAAGATATTATAAGCCAAGAAAATTTTGAACTTAACGATAAAGGGGAGTTTGTGATAAATTTACAGCTGCGCATAAAGCCAGATACAACTAAGCCAAATGACGTCGCGTTCGGCGTCTTAGGGCAGTGGCCTTTATGAAAACCCTAGCCAAGATCATAAAGCGCCTACTCTTCGGCCCTTCTCTCGAAGACTACGAGGAAAGGCAAAAGGCGGAAAATGTAAAGATGGTGCAGCGCATGGGGGGCACCCCGCTCATCAAGGCCACCGTGTCGGCAGATGAAAGGCGCTCCGCAGACATGTTGGCTATTGCGAAAATGCAATCAGACATGCAAAGGCATATTCTTCGGCAGCAAGTGTTATCATGCAAAGGCATATTGCAAGGTGTGACCGGAGACAGCGGAACAATAACAGTTAGCAGATGAGTAAACCCAAGCTAAACGAACGCCGTAAAAAATTCATATCGGCTTACCTTGAGACCCTGAACGCGTCAGAGGCGGCAAGGAAGGCGGGGTACAAGGGGCAGCCGGCCGTCATAGGCTCACGGTTGTTAATAAATGTTAATGTCAAGGCTGAAATAAGCAAGCAGCTAGAAGCGATAATAGGCAGCGAAAAGGATACCATAAAGCGGCGTGTTCTCGTTGAATTACAAGGCGAAGCATTCAGTCCGCTAATAGTCGAGACGACTTCAGACGGACAACAAGTCTTTAAGCCAAACCCCAACCGAATGAAAGCCCTTGAGCTATTGTCTAAATACGTCGGCATCCTGGTCGAGAAGCACGAGCATACCGGCAAAGACGGCGCACCGATTGAATACATAAAGCTCCCGGAGACGGCGAAAGAATGAACCAAAACGGCAGAAAGGTTTGGGTAGTGTTCTATGCATCCCCTGAATTTGGGCTGCCTGAAAAGCGTTATTACGTCCGTATTGACGCTGTGCCACACTCCGAATACTGCCACAATCTCAGGCGCAAGCTGAGGGCAGCCCATAAGCGGTGAACTGGACGCCTAAACAGTTTGAAGCGTTCGCCCTGCTGTCTGACCCAAATATACAGCAAGTGGCGTTACTGGGCGGGTCAAGGTCTGGCAAGACTTACACAATCGTAAACAAGATACTTCAAAGGGCTAAGGAATTTCCCGGCATATTGCAAATTATCCTTAGAAAGACAAAGGCAGACGCAGAAGACACCGCATGGCTGAGGTCAATGGTGCCGATACTTGCAGGCGAAATAGCGGCTAAGCGCTGCACAGTCTACAAAAAGCCGGCATATGCGGAATTTTCAAACGGTTCTGTCATAAAGCTTGGTGGCCTGCACCCAAGCGAGATTGACAAGGTGCTTGGCCCTGAATACGGCACAATTTGGGTGAATGAAGCGTCAGAGATCAGCTGGCAGAATATCCCGCCATTACGCACGCGCCTAAACGACAGGACGCCACACAAAGAGCATGGCCGGCCTGTGGTTCCGAAATTAATATGTGACTTCAACCCCCCTACCGTCAAACATTGGACGCACAAAGCATTTATTGAGAAGATCGACCCCGAGCAAGGCGCGCCATTTGAAGAGCCACATCAATGGGGGTGGCTACGAATGAACCCTATCGATAACCTGCCAAACCTTTCGGCGAATTACTTGGCGACTCTCAAAAGCATGAGCCCGCGAGATCAGCAGCGGTTTTTATATGGGCAATTCGGTCAGCTTGCCGGGCTTGTGTTCGATAACTTCGACCCTGAAAAGCATGTCTATGATTCGGTCGAGATCGGCAAAGACTGGAGACTATTCAGGGCGATCGACTTTGGGTTCACGAATCCATTTGTATGCCTTTGGGCCTATTACGACCCGGCGAATGAAACGCTGTACATTGAAGACGAGCACTACCAGGCGGGCGTTACGACACCTGCACACGCCGAGATCATCAAACAGCGCACAGCAGGCCGCAAAGTAGAGGCAACAGTCGCAGACCATGACGCAGGCGACCGCAAGATTCTCGAAGATGCCGGAATCCCGACAGAGAAAGCAGACAAAGACGTCGCGTCCGGGATCAACCAACTTTACGACGCTTTTAACCGTGGCAAAGTGCTAATTAATCGACGGTGCACGAATCTGATAGACGAGGTTTATTCGTATCAGTGGAAAGAGTCGAGCACGAAAGACGAGCCCGTCAAAGAGAAAGACCATGCACTCGACGCGATGCGGTATCTGTACAAGCGGTTCCGGCAAAAGCGCATAGTCTACGCAAGCCCTTTATGATTGACAGAATGTCTGCCACAGGTTTACGGGTAAGAAGTGTTTGACAAGCGGCATATCTCTGCGGAGCACCCAGACCGCAAATACAAGCGCAAACTAAAATTCATACGTGATGCCGCAGACGGCGACCTTGATAAAGGCAAATGGTCGATGATCGGCAAGCAGCCTTCAAAGTCAAAGGCGACCACAGGAAAAACTGACCACTATCTCATCCGCTTCGAGAAAGAATCAGAGCACAGCTTTCAAGAAAGCTTGATTCTTGCCCACTCTTTCCAGTACACAAAAGTAATTCTTGATTCATACCTCGCATTATTTGCCGGCGTGAAAAAAACCATCACTTGGCAGAATACCAGCAAAGAGGCGCAAGATTACTACAACGAGAACTTTGACGGCGAAGGGACAGGGGTCGAAGACTGGCTTTCTGATTGGTTCTGTGAGGCGATGATTACAGCGCGCACGCCGATCATAACAGCCTCACCGGCTGAGGTTGAATACCCGTACGCGTCGCTTTTACCGCGTGAGAATATGCGAAATTGGCATGTGTCCGGCGGCGCTTTCTCTTTTCTGACGTTTGATTCAACATATACCAAAGTTTCAGGGATTAACATTGAGCAGAAGCCTTCAGTATGGGTGATGACACCGGAAAAGGTTGGCGAATTTGACCCCGGCAATGGCTATGCCGCTTTTCTCGAATCTGACAACGTTCTCGGCGTCGTGCCGGCCGTTGACGTGTGGTTTTTCGGTGGTAAGTCGATTCTCGGGGCCCTAGCGTCGCTTGACCTTAACCTGATGAACCTTGACCGCGAGATGAGAAAGGTTATCAGGAATCAGGCGGGGATGAACTTCTTTGTCACTGATGAAAGCGTTGATCTGTCAAAGCTGAGCGAGCGCACATGGATTAAACAACCGGCAGGGGCGGACAGGGTAAAGCCGTTTTGGGCCAATTATGCGGCCGGTTCTTTGGGCGACGCGTTCACCTACGGCGCGGGGCTCGTGCGCAGCATCTATGAAATCTCACGTCTGAGACGCCAAAAGGATGACGTGGCAGAATCAGGCATCGCAAAGACTATCGACTTCACAAACACAAAAGCCGTTCTCAACCATATTGCTAACACCATGGAGCAGGCTTTCCCAAAGGTCATCGAATTGATGGCCGGTTACGAAGGCAACAACATGACGGCAGAGCTCAGCATCAGCCGTGAGTTTGACACCACAAGCGCAGAAGCAGAGATCGACAGGCTATTGAAAGAGCTATCCGCAGGCATGGGGCAGACAGTAGACAGTCACCTGAAAAAGCAATACCGCGATAAATACACGCAGTTGCCCGAGACTCTGAAAGGCAAGTCAGACGCAGAGATCGAAGCATTCGAGGCCAACCGCCTGAAGGCCATGACAGACGCACTCACAGACAATGAACCATCACACGACCATTCAAAAGACAATCAGGAGACAAAATGAGCAACGGAATTGACGAAGGCGACGTAGATCAGAACCTAGCTGAAGAAATTCAGGAAGGGGCCGACGCAGCAGAGGCCGAACGGGCCAAGGACGCGGCGCGCAAACCAGCAAAGGCGGCACCAGCAAAGGCGGCCGGCGGGTTTCAAAAAGCGGCAAACCCGAAGGAATCGACGTACAACGGCGAAAACCTATGGACGCTTTCATACGACCAGTGGTTCGACATTCTGACCGGGCTGGCAAAGAACAACCCAAAGGCAACCGGCACGGA